ACATTCCAAGAACTACCGGGTAAAAAAATACTATGGATTCCAGATGCTCCTCCACCGCTGATTGTTAAATCACCACTACCTAACACCGATGATCCATTGATTGTTTTGATGTTAACACCACTTGATAAAATATCTTGCTTAGTGTTGATTGCCGAATCTACATCATTAAAGGCAGATACTAAATCAGTTTGATCACCAAGTGTTCCGGTGATATCTCCCCATGCTACTCCACCTCCACCGGCTGCATCAATGATCTCTTGACCGGTGATTGACTTTGTTTCATATCCGGATCCATTAAACTCGGATATCTCGAGCAAGTCGGTTGCCTCGAGGTTGGCTCCTTTGGGAGTTAATTGTGATATTTTAATATTTGACATTATTCAGTTATTAAGTGTTTATTATCTTCGGTTATTCGATGAGCTCCATCCTCGGTCACGAGATGATTTCCCATCCCTCCACCACCATTTGATGATATGATCCATCGTGCGGTGTTGTATAACGATATTGCGAATCCGTACATCATCCGAGTACCAATGCGATTGATCCGGATGTCAATGTGACACCACTAAATTGAGCATCGTTGATTGGTGTGATGATGGCACCGGCTTTCACCGCGGTTGCCGTATTTTGAATGTATGTTGACTTGGAATCCACTCCACCAACTTTGATGGATGCGAATACCGTATCCTCAAGACATACGATTGCATCGATTGTTTTGGTTACTTCAACGGTACCATTCACAATGAAGGTTCCCATATTTCCGGCCATCTCACCGATTAGATTTGTTCCCATCCTTTTCTTTTATATTGCCAAATCAACCTCAAGTGTTTAGAACGCAAAGTATGAATCATCGGTATAGTATTCCTTTCGGATATAAGTCCCGGCATATCTCACCGCATCCATAGCATCATCGAATAACTTCACCGGCTCATCGGTTATGAAATCCCCAACCTTTTTCCATTTATAATTTTCGTATTCCTTTTTGATTTTCGCATCATCCTCACAAAATACACCAAACGTTTTGATGTTGTCGATTCCTTTTTTGACAACCTTGTTTGCGTTTTGCACATCGTATCCGGCATTGTTCATTTCGGCAATGATCTCCGGCCTGGCATAATCCGCTACAATGGTGATGTGTTTCTCAATACCGAGTTGATCCATCCTCTCGATGAGGTTGGTTGTGGTGAGGTAGCTCTCATATATCACCGGCTCAATGTATATATCATCCTCGCACCAATACACTCGCATGAGTGCGGTGGGATGGTTATACCCGAAGTCACATCCATATACATAGTTAACGAACCGAGCCGGGCGATGCTTGACAAAGGTCCAATTGGAATATATGTTTGATTTGGAGATGGCCTTCTCACCGAGTGCGTAGATTTGATACAATGCTTCATCCGTTCTCTTGAGGTCCTCGATTTGTCTACGGATGGAATCCGGAAGGAATGGATTGTCACGATACGTTGACTTGATGAGGATGCTCTCCTCTTTCGGTAGATCATACAACCATGATGTTGATTCACTTGGATTGTAATCAAAGATCAACTTCCATTCGGTACGCATATTGAGTTGAGTGAAGTCATCATAAAAGAGCTCATTGGCTTCATTACACCATGCGAGGTCCCTCTTCCTTCCTCGAATCTTTTGCTCATCATCCACCGAGAAAAACTCCACGATGCTCCCATTCGGGAAGGTGTATATGTGTTCACTCTTGTTGTGAGCATTCACATCATACAAATCCATTTCCTTCATGATCTCAAGGAAGTCCCTCATCACCGTTGCTCTCAATGCCGGGAAAGTTTTTCGGATAATAGAAGTCACCTTCCCCCTATTTTGCAATGAGTAGACAATGATCATTTGACAAAGGGAATAAGTCTTTGATGACCTTGATCCTCCCTCGTTAATTATAAACCGTATATCCTTATCCTGGAGAGCTGAATAATTTTTCTCAAAGATTACGGTGCTATTTATCTCCATTAGATATCCCTAACTATTGTCAATATCTTATGTTTAATCATTTCCATTTCCGAATCATCCCAAATACTTTCCCATTGTTGATCGGACATTATGTTATTTGAAATGGGAATTGTTGATACCATTATCTCCTTTAGATTCATGAGCATTTCAAGTTTTATCCTGGTTGGCATTTGCTTGATCTCCTCGAATGTTTTTTGCTCATTCAATATTTGCTCTTTTGTTTTTCCCATATCAAAACTATTTATCTCCATCCGGTTTGATGATGTTCACCTTGATTTCGTTGATGTCCTTTCCGTTGGTTGTGATATCCGCCTTCTCGGTGAGTCCATTCAAACGTTGAGTGATGGATGCGTTGTATTGTCCAACCATACCTCCCATGATTTGATCATTGCGGATTTCATCGCTTATACGCGAGCAGATTGTCGTAAATGCCGAATATCTCCCTCCGGTATTTGCAAAATAATCTTGCACAACCAAAGAATGATCATGACAAAACACCCTAAATCCACTCAATGTCAATGGTACCTCCAATGGAATCGGTACCGCCTCACCGGTTTTGTTACTCAATGAGTATTGATATCGAGGATTCTCCTTAATGTGCTTTCGATACTTCTCGAATAGCTCATATAAATCCTCCGGTGTTTCAAAGTTGCGTGGTCTTCCCATTATTCCTCTCCTTTACCTGGTGTTGGTTTTGTTCTTCTTTTTCTCTTCGGAATCGGTTTTGCGCTCACTTCTTGCTCGATGCCCTCATATTGAATGCATTTCTCCGGTGCGGTCGTTGTTTCAGATTCCTCCTCAAAGATGTATCCAAGTCCAATGGACACATAATATTGATACCTCTTTATATCTATATTGTCAATTACAATAGTTATGTTTCCAAGCGTTGTTGATTTCACGATGGTCTTTCCTTTATATTTACTCTTGATTCTCATGTTTTATCTTTTTTAGTTCACGTTTTATATCGGTTATTAAGTAATGTGCTGATGTGTTTGTGATATTGAAATACTTCGCCATTGATCGTGCGGTGTTGTATCCCTTGATGATATATGCATCCAATACGGTGATCTTGACATTGTCGGTCAACCTCGAGCGGTATATATCCACGCATGACTTCCAAGATTGATATTGTTGCTCGATGTGGATCTTATGATTGATATCATGATTGTCCTCCGGTACATCCGGTATTGTCAACTCACTTGATATCAACCTCTCTTGTTTATTTGTATCGAGGTTTTGCCAAATGATTTGCTTTTTGATTGAGTTGAGGAGATAGCTCTTGACCTTATTCTCATCGGTTGTATTCTCTTCAATGGTCAAGCAATGGAGATATGCGTTGTTGATCACTAAATCCGGCTCCAATCTCGGATTGTACTTTGCACAAAAATACCTGGTGTATCGAAATACCTCATCGTAATGTTTTGATATGTACCGATCAAGTATTCGCTTCATACCAATTGGTGAAAAGTTTGTACATGATTTTCCGGTCATTCGAGGTGCAAAAGCAATTCGTTGTTTTGGTCCCATTGTGCTTATCATACACCCGAAAAAGTGACTTGAGTGATTTCTTGGAATATCTCACCAAATCACTCGCATTGATTATCTCCTCGATTAGTATTATTTCAATTTGCTCAAGCATTCCTCAATAATAAACGCAATGAATGATACAATAGTTGCTTGAATGAAATCACCGGTGATAATCCATGTGGACCAAAAACTCATGCACTTGAAACAACCAAGGCCGGCATGAATGTAATTGACCAAGTGATTCGGTTTGATTCGCATTGCGAGATTATCCCACACCATTTGAATCGGCTCAAATGATACAAGGAACCATGCGAGTGCGAGTGAAGCTAAGTAGGTCATATTTCTTGTTTTAGTTTCTCAATATAAAGTGTGGCATCCATCAATTCCTCCTGGAGATGATTCAACCATTCCATCAAAGGTAAGGAATTATTTTCCAATGTGGTACCATATTTTTTGATACCTACCTCGGACCGGTCAAAATACTTCATTGCAACCTTGGTCACGATGATATCCTCGGGTGTTTTCTTTTCCATATTAATTCATTTGACATTGTACATCCATAAAAACCGCACGATTAACCTCCTCGATATACACCTCATCATCTTCCATGGTCAATACGATGGCATAGTTGACTCGCATTCCTTCAAAGACATCTTGAAATCGAGTGATGATCATGTGCGGATTCTCGTTTTTTGTGCCAACATAGGCAATGAAATACCTATTTCGCATAATACTTAAAAAATTTGATGTAGAATTCCTCATTCACCGATGATCCCTTGAGAAATCTCCACAATTGAAGGTATGTGATTCCCATATCTTCCGCAATATGGGATAGTTTGTACCGCTTGGATACTCGTGACCTCACCTCTTTCTCGATGAAGTCACGAATTGTATCCGAATCAGAAAGGTGAATCGTCAAAGCTCTCATCGACCATTGGTGTTGATTTCACATCCCATACATCCAAAGTATTATAATACCTCCCATTGTACTCACGACCTCTCAAATTGAATTTAACGGTGATGTCAATCCCTGGTTTATAATTATCCAAGAATGCACATCTCACTTGCGACAATTGGAATGCCACATCTTGAGGATACTCTCCATTGGGGATTGTTAAAACGAATTCTCTCACCGAGAATTTCTCACTTACTTGTTTTGTTGGCTCAATCACTTTGATTTTACCGGTTACTGATAACTCCATTTGTATTTGATTTAAAATGTTCCTTTGAATATTTGCGATGTGATCGCAGTACCTACCAAAAATATCATTGCCATGATTAGAATCAATGTGATGATTGCGAGGATTTTGTTTTTCATCTTATCTTGATTAATCCCCACAAAATTGATATCGATCTTCGTTGTTGATTTCGATGCTCAATTGATGGCTTGGTTTTCACTTTGTTTGTTTTCTTGTTGCCAATGTACATCCATGACCTTCCACATTCAAATGACCAATCCGGATGATTTGAAAGTGTTGATTTCAATGATCCGTTGTTATTTGCCGGATGATTTTGCAATCCAATGATTTGAGATATTTCCCTCGTGGAATATATCCGGCTCTTGAATTTGCGTTCATTTAATTTGTCATTGATTAATTCTTGATTTGTTTTCATTTTACTTTTCATTTAGTAGTGAATAATACTCGTTATATATCTCGGTTGACTTTTTCAATCTCTCGATGATTTGATTCTCAACCTCCTCATTCCTTTCAAAATACAATGCGGTGATTCTCTTCTCCGGATCAATGTGGTCCACTCGATGGATTGATAGATTCTCCCATTCATTGAGGAGCTCATTCGATGTTGTTACCATGCAATGGATCACCTCGCTCGATGATTTATCATACAACATCATATATGCTCTCATTTGCCACTCATAATGAGAATTATAAGCATCTTCAATAAATGCCGGGAATGTTTCAAGGGACCAAGGTGTTTTGACATCGATGATTGAATCCTCGGTGATGATATCGCATTCACCGGTCAACCATTCATTTTCAACTCTTATTGTATTCTTGATGTAGTTGGTGAATCTCACCGAGTTGAGAAGATCAATCGAATCTTGCTCTTGCTCTTTCCCTTTGATGATTTGCTTTGTGTTGAGCTCGGTTTTGTATCCGTAGAAATTCTCCTTTGCTACCTTTTTGATATATGATATTGCGGTTGCACCGATATCATTCTTTCCTCGACCATTGGTCATGAGGTTACCGATTTGAGATGGATGCCATTTCATACTTCCAATGCTTTGATTTGTAACTCACTCAATTCATATTGAGATACCAATTGTTCCTTTGTATATTTTCCGGCATTGATTGATTCGATTGCTTTCTCAAATCGTGTATTGTCGAGCTTTGGTTTTGATGCCACTCCAATTGATGCACCACTTCCATCATCATCCACCGCCTGGAGCGACAAAAGTGATTGCAATGTACCTCTTCGGAAGTATGTAACCGCACTCAATACCTTTTGTGGATCCGTAATCATTGGCAATGTCATGAATGATTCAACCATTTCTCCCGAATCAATATCAATGATACGAGTTACCACATCATTTCCGATGATTGGTTGCAACAAAATCAATCCATTTTCCAAAAGAATTGGCTCAACCGCGGTGAGAAGTGCATTGATATCGGCATACGACTTTTTGAAATGTGGATTCGTTGCGTTTTTTGCAACCTTTCCGATTTGCTGCTTTGCAAGGTGCAACTTTTGATACAATGTTGCGATTGTTTTTGTGTTCTTTTCCATTTTTGTGTGTGTTAAATTTCGTTAAAGATAATAAACTATTTTAGATTAGCAATGAAATCATCATAAAATTCAATGAAATCATCAAAAGTCCTTGAGATAATGTACACCCCACCGGCATCTTCAATCATTTTTTGATATGCCTTTTGAGCTTCGGATTGTCGATCCTTCCCATACTTGACCTCAATCTTAACCGATCTCCCTCGAATGGTTGCGGAAATATCCGCGGATCCTGGTGTACCGGTTCCTTTGGTCCATTTTCCACCGGAGATCACTCCATCGGTTCGCCTCGTTTGGCGATACACTCCCATTGTGTTGATTCGTTCCGCCTGGCATCCACTCATTTGAAGGAATCCGCATATGGATTTGGTGAGTGCGTTTGCACTATTATCTTGCCAATTGGTGAGGAATGAATCCACATATGGCAATTTCGGATACTTTGCCCTGGTGAGAGCTCTTTCGAGTTCCTTGAGGCGTTCTTTGTTTGCTTTGGTCATTTGTTATGTTTTTTATATCCCCACATTCCAATTGGTGCAATGTATATTTGATGAGGATTATCATGAAACCATACTTTGTGAATATAAGTGATCTCCATTCCTTGATACTTTTTCAATCCACAATTGTATATATCCGATGCATATATCTCCACCATATTTCGATTCATCAAAATGTGAGGTATCATTTGTTTTATAATCTTTTTAAATTGCCTTTTTGAGGTGCATTTTCTTTTCATGGTTTTTCAAATGTTATTTTTGCTCTTATTTCGTGTTCACACCAACCTCCATTGTTTATTGCCATTGTAACCTTGGGAATCAATCCGCATTCCCAATAAGCATATTGAAATTCCGGCTCATTCCACATGGTCCATATCATAAGCTCCTCATGAGTTAATCCATACATATCAATTAAACTTTGATAATCCCTCAAATCTATTGTTTTGTTTGCTCTTAATTCACCTCTTTTAATATGGCTTTTTGGCACATACAATTTCCCATTTGCATGTGGATGTTTGGCCATTTCTTCATAAATCCATTTATAAAGATTTTTCATTTCTTGATCAAAACTCATATCTTTTTAGCTTTTTCGTTTAACTCATCCCATACATCATCCGAGTCTTTCACCGGAGGAGCTCCGGGAATACTCAACTCAAAATATCTCCCATTGTGATTCCTTCCTTTGGTCATGGTGTATCCTTTATAATTAGCATACTCGGATACCCACTTGAGGAATCTTCTCGATTCAAGGTCCTTCCATCCATTGAATTCGGATGTGAATTGTTGCATCACTCCACTATTGTAATGGTATACATTGAGAGCAAGGTTGCCCTCCTCGGTCCAATCATAAAAGTCTTTCGATGTGGATTGAATGAATCGTTTCGCATCCGCATTGATTGAGATTGATTTGGTCAATCCATTTGCAAGGAATAATTGAAGATTCTTGATCATGTAATTATCAAAGCGAATCCAATCATCATCATTCCATGAATCAAAGAGCAAACGACCGTACTCATCAAGCGGTGATCTCCTCGAATGGAAGTATTGAAAGAATTCAAGTTCATGCCTCCTCCGATCATGTGAGCTCCCGGCACCACTTATCACATAGTTGGTTGTGATGACAATCTTCGGTGATCGGTCAAATGGGATGAATATCTCATCCTTGTTTTTTCGGTTGACCGTTATTCCTTCCGAGATGATTGAGAACAATTGTTCAAAATCAAAGTTTCTTTTCACATCATCAAATGCCAGGATTTGAGAATCCAAGTTAACTCGTTGATATACGAAATCACTCTTTCCGGGATTGAATGCTTTTCCATCAATCTTGACTACTCTCCGGAAATATCCAAGTGCTGCCAACATCAATGACTTTCCACTTCCTCCATTTGGATTATCATCGATTTCCTGGTCATTGAATATGATTGCCTTTTGATCCGTTTTATCCTTGAATGAATGAATCAAATATCCAAGTGTTGACTCAAGAGAAAGGATTCTCTCCTTATCATCCGCTGATACCTTTGATACGAAATCTTGAAAGTCATTGGTTGATTCCTTGATGAATGTGAAATCTCGTGGGATGATTTGATTTTCCCAAATATATCCATCAACATCGATGTAACTCATGACCTTGACTTGGTCCTTGGATACTTTGACCACTCCATTCTTGAATGGGATGTATGATGCATCCTTTGTATCTTGCAACATGAAGATATCAATCGAGTCAATCATGTTGAGGTGATTCTCATTAAAGAGATATGGTGATCGTGAACAATAGTTCCAAACGGCAACCTCATTTTTGTCGAGGAGATAGTTGAGAACATAGTCTTTGATTTGTTCCGTTGAGCTCAATCGGACCTTGTTTTCTTTCACTCGGACAAAAGTAGGTCTTTCCGCATTTTCCGGATAGTATTTGTTGAATCCACTTTTCACCAAGAATTCGGAGTATTTGATTGGCTCGATTTGAATTCCTTTTTTCGAGTCAACCATCCAAAAAACATCATCACCGGATGCAATCTCCTCTTTGATATCATCAATGATGTCATCAGCAACTCCCAATTGTTTCTTGATATCATCCTTTGCGATACCGCTCTTGAGTTTTTGCTTTACTTTATGAAATGTATCCTTATCTTCAAAGTATTTAGTGGAGAAATTTGCTTTTTTATAGGCCGAATTGATGGATGTCAACATCTCACCATGTTCGAATCCGCTCCCTTGACAATACTTGGTCCAAATATATTGCTCGGTTGTACCTTTGTCGATGCCATATTCGCACATCACACACGCCAATTTGAACACAAAATGATTTCGGCTCCCCTCCTCGAATTGACATCCATGGTCAAAGCGTTCAATCAAGCTGATGATCTTATCCTCATCATTCAATACGCAAATGGGAGTACGTTCCGTATATTGATATCCCTCATCGGTTTCAATTCCTTCCCATTCCTGGCAAAACTCATTAAAATATATCTTTGGATCATACGATTCAAAACAAACTCGAGATACATTTGAATTCTTTACATCAAAATAATCGGATTGGAAGTATTTCCCAAATGCGGTGAATCTCCTTTTGTGCTCGAGCTTATCCGATTTCGGGATTCTTATCACCGCCTTGAGTCCATTTCCTCCAGGAGATGTGAATACCATCATCACATGAGGATCATCAATCAATCGAGCTCTCTCCTCTTCCATTTTCTTTCTCGATGGATATTGATCAAAGTCCAATACGCACAATCCGGAGTGTTCAATGAGTGAATTGTCATTGCGTTCCGAAAAGATTCCATTGAACATGATTGCATTGAGTGATGCTTTCAACCGGTCATGCTCCGGATCACTCTTATCAAGGGAGCGAATTTTGTTAATTTTGTTAATCAATTCAAGACTTCCAACTTTTATGCGTTGGTAAATTTCATGAATTGTGAGCTCATATGGCGTGTCCTTTGAGCTAAAAAGATTTTTAAATACTGATACTTTCATTGTGTTTGTGTGTTTATTTGTGACAAATATATGAAAAAAATGTCAATTCGTGACGATGTTGAAATGTTATCGTCACGCCTATATCCTAATGTGGTATTGACTTTGAGCAAAAGCGTGACGATGTGACGATAAAAAAACGCGATGCCCATTTGAAAAAAATGACTCTTTCTATATAGTAGGTATATAAGAGCATTGTCACATCGTCACGCCTCATCATTTAAAAGCTCTTCATATTCCTCCCTCAACACTCTCCTTTTGATTGATTTGAGTTGGTTGTATGATGTACATCGGAGGATATCATTTCGCAATGACCGTTGATATTTTGCCTCCGGAGGTGATTCGAGCTCATCAACGCATTCCTTGATGATGGTGAGATAATATTTGTCCTTTGCATCAATTGAATTGTGATGTTGTCGAATGTTGTGAATTGCGGTTGCATGATCTCGATTGAACATCTCCCCAATTTTATGAAATGGGATGCCAAATGATCTAAGCATTGACATTAAGTATCTCCTTTTCATTGTCAATATTTGTGATCGATTTGGTGAATCAAGGCCATCTCGAATGATGATTGATTCAATTGCTTTTATTTTATCCTCTTTGTTCATTAGAATAATGTTTGTTGTGATGTGTGATTTTTAATTCTTTGAATTGCCTTTTCATAATACTCAGTATCAAGTTCACAAGCGGTTAACTCAAATCCGTAATCGTGACAAGCTATTGCAATACTTCCGCTTCCAAGATGAGTATCTAAAATTTTATCGCCTTGCTTTGCGTACTTGTCAAGTATCCATTTGTAAAGATAAATAGGTTTTTGAGTTGGGTGTAGTCTTTCGCATTCGTCTTTTGCATTTGCTCCAACCCAACTTTTTGTTAATTTTCTCAAAGCTCCACCAAAACTTGACCAAGCAAGTTCACCATCTGCAAAGTCATTTTCACCAGTTCCTTTGTCCCAAAACAACCAAGATGAAGTTGGAGCTAAAAATTCAGTCATATAATTTCCTCCCCAAATAATTTGATTTTTTGAAACTCTTTTTAATTCATCAAAATATTCCTTATTTGGAATTGAATTATCCCAATCATTTTGACCTCTATAAATTTTTTTCTTTCCATTTCCAAGTGTCATTTTATTTGCTCCTATCCCATAGGGCGGATCAACTATTGCTAAGTCAAAATACTTATCTGTATACCTAGACATCAGCTCCATGTTATCCTCTTTTGTTATTGTTATTTTATCCGTTACTTTCATTTTCCGCGTTTTTTAACCATTGTCTGAATGCCATTTGTATATCCATTTGTTGATTCCATATCTCCTCACCAGCATCACCAATGAGTCGTTGATCACTCCTCCGAATTTCATCGAGTAACATATTGGCCTTTTGTTTGATTGACCTGGTGAAAATCTTCTCATCATTCATGTCCTCGATGAAATCACCAATGACCGGAAGGATTCCCACGATTGCAAGTAATTTGGTTGATGGTTTCATATGCAACTTTTTAAAATTTCTAATGCTAAATCCGAAGGTATTTTACTACGATTATAACTATCCTTTTTTCCTTGAGTTCCCGTTTTAGATCCTCTTGGTGCGGATTCATGATGACAATTTATATTTCCATTTTTACATTGCTCTCTTGGAATCCATCCTTTTTGATTAAGAATTGAATATAAATGATTTGTAAAGATATCGGTTGGTTTTGCTCGATTATCACCATATTGGCAATACCATACCGTTGCTCTATCTATTCCATCAACAAATGGCATTTTCCTCATCATTCCTCTTGGATTTTCAATAAAGAATTTTAAATTAGGATTAATTTTTAAATAGTAATTAATCAATTTAATTTGATGATAATTAACTGAATCGCATTTTTTTGCATAGTCACTTAACGGAATGGTGCCATTTCGATGATGACTAATAGCCGCAATTGAATATGTAGTGCAATCCGGTGATGTCCAAATAATATCCGGAATAAATGGTATATGAGATGGTTGAATTTTTTCAATGTCAATGACTAAATCTATATTTTCATAATTAGTCCAATCAACTGAAAAAACATTCATTCCTAATTTTTCAGCAACCATTCCAATGGATCGACTTCCAGCGTGTAATTCAAGTACATTCATAATTCCTCCACTTTAAATTTCCCCATGTCATAACCTCCTTTGATTAGGAGCTCCGATTTCATCCAATAAGCAAGTGACTTGGAATGGAAATACCATTCTTGGACCGTTCTTTTTCCGATTGTGTATGTTAATTTGTAGTTCATAACTTTTGATTCATTTTGATTTCACATATCCGGAGATACAACTCAAGATTGAAGCTCCCTCCCTTATCTTCATTTGATGATTTCGTTGTCCAAAACTTGATCATCCTTTGTAAATTAAATACCATATAAACTCCATTCATCAAAGTCAAAAAAATCACCATCTCCCCATGTGAATTCACTCAAGAATTCATGCTCATCCATACAATGCTCAACCATTGAAAGCATCCAATCTTTGTATGATGGCTCAAATTCCATTGGATGATATTCATCCTCTCCTATCTTGGACCATTTGCCTTCCTTGATTTCGATGTCAATTGCCCATTTGCCATCTTCATGATCAAACACCGTTTTATCATATTCGATTTCAACAAAGAATTCAATCTCACCAATGTAATAATTGGCCGAAAAATGATTGAATGTCACGTTTGAAAAATCTAATTCAATTCTTTGCACTTCCTTTTTCCAATTCATCTTGCTTGTTTTTTAGTAAATAACTCTCCATATGCATTCAATACCTCCGATTGAACGTGCTTAGATTCGATTTGCGGAGCTTTCTCGTTTTCCGCATAGTTTGGTTGCGTTACGGTGAAATAACCGATTACGGTGAAAAATAAGGACAATGCGAAGATTGTTCCGATGATGTCTTTTTGCGTGTCGTTTAGTGTTTTCATTTTAATTCAAGTTTATCCATTAAAAAAGAGATGGTTGCCCATCGTGTTGTTGCTGATTCGGTTGCTTTGTCGTGCACTCCAAATGCCTCAATCATATCTTGGAGTTCCTCCCACAATTGCCTTTCCTCTTGTTTGATTAAATCAATCATTTGTTGCTTTGTCATGTGTGTTGTTTTAAGTGTTATACCG